GAACGAATCCATGTGCGAACTGTAGATATAGATACTGAAAAATGTTTAGCTACATCTTCAATAGGTACAAATAGTTCTTCAGCCATTTTTGCTCCTTTTAATTGTCACGGAATATTCCATGTTGGCATTAAGACCCGGTGGAAGCACATCGGGGTGTTCTTCTAAAAATACCTTCATATTAGTTTGGTGAAGACGCTTCTCTAATAATTCAGGTACACTATGTTCAAGAATAAACTTGTTCATAGAATCCCAGTCGTTTGTTGAATATGTTGTACGAACCGTACGATATACTGTACCTGCATCAGTTCTTAAACTTTCAGCACCGAGTTCTTTCATATGGTCGAGAATAGCTGTTTTCACAGTCTTCATTTTCTCCTCCATATCAGACATCTTAGCTTCTAATTCTTGGCTGATTTCGGCTTTTTTCTCCCGCATTTTAATGTAAACGCGAGTGAGTTTTTCCAATGATAAATCATTCTCCATTTCATTCTCCTTTTGTTATTACGGTGAAACTATACTATCAAACTTTACCTTAGTCAAGCAAATTCTTGTAAAGGTCAACTAATTTTGAGTGGTCATCTATCCTACCATCTAACATTTTATACATATGTTTTTCCGCATTTGAACCCTGCAACCTTACAATTGTTACTACATGTCTTTGCCCTGCTCGATGTACCCGTGCATTAGCTTGGGCATATGTTTCTAAACTTGGCGTTGGCCCCCACCAAACAACCGTATCAGCGGCAGTTAATGTAACTCCATGTGAAGCTGCTTGTGGTTGAATAATTAATATGCGTGGGTTAGGTGTTTCTTGAAACTGTTTAAATATTTCTGCACGTCTGTTTGCCGAAACTTCCCCGTTAATAACTTCAGTTGTAAAACCATCTTGTTGCAATTTCTGTTGTAGTATTTGGATGATGTGTTTAAATGGAACAAATATTAATATCTTTTGCTGTGTTTCATCGATGACTTCTCTTAACACCTTATAGCGGTTATTAATATCAAATTCTAATGTTTCCCCTGTGTCTGAATAAACTGCACCACAAGATATTTGTAGCAACTTACTTAATCCAACTGCAGCGTTAACTGCGGTAATCTGTTCACCCGATGCTTGTATAACTAACTTACTACGTAAAGCATTGTAGTATTTCTTTTGTTGTGGAGTGAGTTCGACTTCGCGAGATACATATATCATTTCGGGTAAGTCTAAACATTCGTCTTTAGTAAATCTAATTGCAGGTTGTAGGGTCTGATGGACTATCTTATTTGCATTAGGTCTTACTGTCCATTTAAACTGAGTTACTTTATACATCACCATATCTTTAAATGTGCTATAGAACTTAGGTACTCCTTTAGGATTAACAAGTTTAGCTAAACCATAAGCATCTACAGGTGATTGTGCGGCAGGTGTACCTGTCATCATCCAAAGCCAAGTGTCGGGCTTTAGAATTTTATTGAGTGTTTTCCATCTAGTTGTTTGCACATTCTTATACGCATTAGCTTCATCAATAACTACAAGGTCAAAGTTATTATTAGCGATAACGTCTTTTACAATTTCAACACCATCATAGTTGATGATAATAAATTCAGCATCAGAGTTAATAACCCGCGAACGTTTTTCTTTATCACCATAAGCTATATCAACCGTACGATGCATAGCAAATCTGAATAAGTCTGCACGCCACGCTGAATCCATAATAGAAAGTGGACATATCACAAGCACCCTTCTAATCTTACCTATAGTCATTAGGTAATCTGCCGCCCAAATGACTGAGCCTGTTTTACCTGTGCCTTGTTCGTTTAAACAAAATGCCCTACGGTGAAGCGTTAGAAAAGATGCAGTTGTCTTTTGGTGTTCGAAAGGCTTATACATACCTGGCCAATCGTACTTCGACATAATAGGTGATGGGATGTTTTTTATTTGAAGGTTCTTGAGAACCTGCATTTCATCAAGCCCCCAATTTACAAGCACTTGATTATTACCCACATACTTACTTTTAGGTATAACAGTCGTGACTTTATTAGGGTCGCGAAGTTTTAACAATATAGCTTTATTGTCAATAATTTCCAATTCCATTCTCCAATATAAGTGTCGGCTCCCCGCAGGAAACAAGCAGTACCGACTGGTGTGGTTTGTATGAGCCTCAGTAGAGGTTGATGTTTACCACTCACACCTTACGTAAACACCTATTACACCATTCTATTTTTTTAATCTAATTACTTTAGATAATTTGTTATCACCTTTTTTAGTTCTCTCCGAAACTAAATTAGATTTTTTATCTCGTTTAAATGATTTATTTTGACTAGAGTTTTGAATATATACTCCGTCTTTATTAGAGCCACCTTTATCAAGTGCCTTTACATGAGCAACGTCTTTACCCTCTCTAATATCTGCTGTTCCGTTACTATTTTTATCGGGATACTTTTTATCAATTCCACGTCTTGCCCGTTGACGTTCCATACGGCGTTCAAGTTCACCCCTAGCTTTTTGCTGTTGGTATTCTTTTTTATATGGCCTTGGCTTATTTACATATGGCATATTAATTCCTTCCGTTATGGGGGCATTCTAGTACATAACAATGTTTCTTACATAGACCGCTTGGTCTTGGGTTCCAAACGTTATTTTCATATGAAAACTTCATACGATTATATTCGCTAAACCACTTCATCCACATTTTATCTTGATTTTCTGCAGAATACGAGTCCTTAATAAAGTTTTTTGATATAACAAATAGCAATCCTGCCTTTACTTTTTTAACCTGTGGAAAGTGTTTAAATACTGCTAATGACATAAGTTCTAATTGGTCGGTGTCGGCATACTTTGCAGACTTACCCGTCTTATAATCTATACATCTAGCTTCATCACCATTAATAATAAGTAAGTCGGCTACACCTCGCCACCATACGGTGTCATCCTTAAATCCACATGGTTCAAGATTAGATGTTAAGGCGAGTTCATACTCACAGAGCTTTTCACCTTGCAATTGCTTTAAGTTGTCTAAAGTACTCTTTACAAAATCAAACTGTGATGGTAGGGGTTCGTTATCCCTAACATATTTTTCTGCCGCCGTGTGAAATGATTTCCCATATGTTATAGCATCTGTTGTAGGTTCTACTACATCTTTTAGTACTTTGAGATGGTAATATTTCTTAGGGCATTGGTCGTACGTTTTAATACTTGAATACGACCACGCAGGTATTTTAGTCATCTTTGCATCTTTCAATGAGTGCCGCATAACCACAAATATCTACAATAGAATCTCTATTGTTTTGGTCATTAGCTAGTCTAGCTGTTTTTAATAGTATCATTAGTACCGCAACATCTTTAGCATTTAGTTCACGCCCGTCTATTGCATTAACATAAGCATTCCACATTTTAGATATGGTGCGTAAGTTTTTATCGGGGTGTCCATAAGTCTTTTCTCTGTCCCCATAAATAATCTTATGGGCTTCTTGTAATACAGACATCGTCTTTTCATTCATATCATTCTCCATTAGCAGTCTCCATAACTTTTACCATAGCCCGACTCACAGTTTACAGGCAAACCTTCTGCCCATTCGGGTGTCCATCTCATACATTTTTCTATATATTTTTGTGCGACTTCTGCTTCTTCTTCCTTAGCAATACACGCAACCGCATCGTGTACTGTTAATACCACATTATACTTCTTAGAAATTTCAATCATTTGCTCTCCGATAATACAACGAGCCAACGCTTGACATACGTTTTCAATTACTTTACCACCATAGATTTTGTTCCAACCATATCTTGTTTTATATTGGAACTGCATCTTGTCATCGTCATCTCTCATATGAACAAGTTGGTCATATCTCATCAATAAACCACTAGGGAGTCTTATGCCCTTGTCATCTGGGGCCAGGGATAATACACCATGTCTACCTAAAGATGTTGTCATGCCTTTAGATAATGCCTCTAAAGATTTTTGACCTTCACGCCATAGATGTACTATATATGGATATGTTTGACGGTACACTTCAATAATATGTTTTGCGTCATCTTCCGTCACCTCTGTGCCGAATGTTTTAAGTTGTGCTTTAAACTTAACTGCACCCATACCATAACCTGCACCAAGAATTGTAGTCTTACCTACAAACCTTTCTTCTTTAGTAATTTCTTCTCTAGGTTTACCATATATCTTAGATGCCATAATCTTATAAACATCTTCACCTTTGGCAAACGCTTCAACCAAATCATTTTGTCCTGCAAGCCACGCTAACACACGTGCTTCAATCTGACTAGAGTCGGCATCAATAATGACATAGCCTTCGGGTGCTACAATCGCTTTCTTTAATTTACCTGCGTTCTCACCTCGTGATGGTAAGTTTTGTAGGTTTAAACTATCTGAACCACCCCACCTTCCCGTATGTGCCGCATAATATTTCAAGGGAACTGGCATCAATCCTCGCTTGGCAATACCAATAAATCTTTCTGTTCGGGTTTCTTCCAACGTAGACTTGGTTCCTAACCTTGCCGCAACTAATGTTTGGACTCTAACGTCGGGGTGTTCAGCTAAGGCTTTAAAGTCCTCATCATTTTTAGCTAGTGCGAAAGTATCTTTACCCGTTGCTGGGCTAATCTTCATTGGGGGTTCTACACCTAAACTTCTTAATAGTTCTGCAAACTTCGGATTACTTGCAAGTTCGGCTTTGTCTTGGATACCTGCCAAGGTAAGCAACTGAGACTTCTTATCTCGTATATCAGTTAAGTGCATCTCGAGTAAATTCAAATCTAAATCTAGTTTCGGCTGAACAAACATACGTAAAGTCAAATCAATCAACTTCATTTCTTGTTTAGGAAATCCTTTACCTAGCATCGCATAAAATAGTTTGTGCGTAAGTTCTACGTCGTTGATACAGTAATCACCATACCTACTAAGTTCTTCCTGTGTGAAGTCCTCACGTCTTTTCCCGGAAGCTGCAATAACCTCATCACCCTTAACACCTAGTTTGTATCGTTCAGCCAATACAGCTAGGCTGCCGCCTACTTCGACACCATGTAATCCACGACCCATACATAAAGTATCTGCGTAAACTTTGGGGGTAATACCAAACTTCTCACTTAATATAAACCCGTCAAACATACAGTTATGTGCCAACATCATGGCATCTTTCCATGGGAATGTTTGTAACCATGCTTTTAATTGTTCGTGTGTACCACTTGCCCATTGGGTTTCTTTGTCATCAACTTTAATGGCAACGCCTATGACTTGAAATCTGTCATCGCGTACGTATTCTTCTGTGGTCATTTTAGATAAACTAAATACCACCTTGTCATAATATGTTTCAAAGTCTATTGTTATCAGCTTCATCAAAAGGGGGCTTCCTCATAATCATTAAAGTTAAATTGTTTTACTGGTTCTTTGGGTAATGCAACTACATTCTTTCCTTGCTCTTTGTGCCACTTGGCTTCTTTGACAGACCATCTATACTTACGTATGACTTCACCATCACTATCCAATACTGCATGACTAAATGGGAGCATTATTTTTAGAAACAGTTAGTCACATTACCACACGTTGTGCAGTTAATAATGCGACCATCTACAATGTAAGTTTGTGTGGTACATGCGTATACTTTTAATGCTATTAATGCGAGTATAAAACCTGCTACGATTGCTATTTTTTTCATTTTTCTTCTCCGTCATTTTTATAAAATTCTTTTTCATTTAATACAGGATATTTTTTTGCATCTTCCATCATCATTTCTAATACATCTATGATTTCGTCTTTGGTATTCCCCCATATTGATGTTTCTTCAGAGTAGCCACGCAGACTGCCGTCCCGTTCATAGAATACTTCAGCAAGAAAGTAATTATCTTCTTTTAATTCTTTA